GTATACGAGAGTCCTCCAGAGCTTGGCGACCTATGGCATCAGTTTGAGAAAGAAAAAAACAGACTTAATGCTGATAAAGCCAATTTTGACAAAGCACAAAAAAAAAGGATGCAAAAGAGGCCAGAGAACGCAAAGAAGCAAGAGATGTATTTCAATTCAGACTTGTTGTGTGCGCTGCCATACTTATCTTTGCACTCACTTGCGTAGGGTTGATGTTCTATATTCGGCAAGATTATTTGAAAAAAAGAGAACAGGAAAGTTGGCACATAGAATTTAAAAAAAATTTCTTAGAAGATGATAAGTTAATAGAATGTTATGTGATGTTTAAACAGACAGGGTATCTTCCAAAGTATTGCAAGGAGTGATTATGGATTGGATTAAAACAATAGCACCTACGATATTTAGTGCAATTGGAGGACCACTGGGTGGTTTGGCGTATGAAATGGTATCAAAGGTTCTTGGTGTATCCCAGGACGATGCTAAGAAAATGTTGGAGGATGGTAAATTATCTTCAGACCAGATTGCCGCAGTGCAACAAGCCGAGATAGCTTTAAAAGCCAAAGCACAAGAATTAAACCTAGATTTTGAGCAATTAGCCGTTCAAGACAGAAGTTCTGCTAGAACGATGCAGATTGCTACTCAGTCTTGGATACCTCCTGTTCTTGCTATAGGAATCACAGGCGGTTTCTTTGGAATACTCTTTGGGCTGATGTACGGTCAGGTACAGCACACGCCTCAGATCGACATCATGCTAGGTTCACTTGGAACTGCTTGGACGGGGGTGGTAGCCTTTTACTTTGGTAGTTCAGCAGGGAGTCAGAAGAAAGACGAACTTTTACATCAATCAACACCAGTTTCAAAATGATTAATTCAAGATCTTTAGATGAACTACTACCCCAAGTTAAAAGTAGAGTCGATGCTTTTATACAAGCTTGTAAGGATAAGGGCATTGATATTTTGGTCACGAGCACTTACAGGGACATGGAGAGTCAGGACGCACTATATAAACAAGGAAGAACAAGTCCTGGGAAAATTGTTACTAATGCTAAGGCAGGAGAGTCATTTCATAATTATCGCTGTGCTGTTGATATTGTTCCAATTGTTAGCGGAAAACCCGATTGGGACGGTTCTCACCCTGTGTGGGCAGAAATAGGAAAGATTGGTGAAGAGTGTGGATTGGAATGGGCGGGGAATTGGAAGTCGTTCAAAGAGCTTGCTCATTTCCAATACACAGGTAATAAAACAATTGATCAGTTGAAATCGGGCGGTATTATAGAGTGACTTTTCCCTAGATACTATCTAAAATAGGCATATATTAGGGGGCTAAATGACAATTTCATCAGTAACAAACACTCCTTCGTTTGTTTTTACCTACGATAACCTCATAAGTACCATTTATCAGTACTTAGAGAGGAGTGATACTGCCGTGGTAAACCAAGTTCCCGTCGCCATTAGTCTGTGCGAATATGAAATTGCACAGCAAATTAAAACTTTAGGCCAACTTAATGTGGTTGAGAGCACTTTAACTGCTTCAAATCCAGTTATACCTAAGCCTGCGAGGTGGAGAAAAACCGTATCCATGAAATATACGGATGCAAGTGGCAACAAACAACCCATTTATTTGAGAAAGTATGAGTATCTAACTGGATACTGGCCTAACTCAACAAGCACTGCGCCCCCACTATATTACGCAGACTATGACTATGATCACTGGTATTTTGCGCCTACGCCAGATCAGGCTTATGCGTTTGAGGTGTTGTTTTACGAAAGAATCCAACCCTTGTCTAGCACAAATCAAACAAACTGGCTTACTCAAAACGCGCCAAATGCGATGCTTTTTGGGACACTCCTTCAGATGACGCCATTTTTAAAGAATGACGCAAGAATTCCTACGTGGCAACAAATGTATCAAAATGCATTGAGTATGCTCAAATCAGAAGACATTACTCGCGTAGGCGACAGACAAACCCTAGTACAGGATAGCTAATTATGACCGCATATGTAAATCCATTTACAGGCCAAACCATTTCACCGTCACAGGTGGCATATGAGTCTTTGAGCACTGCTACCAGTATTACGCTTAATTGGCCAATAAACGGCACAACCTCTAGTAACGTCGCCGCCAATATTACAGAAATTACAGCAACAGCATCTGGTGTTGTTATAACCATGCCCCCTGCAATCCAAGTATCCGTTGGCCAAGCCATCATTATTAAGAACACTGGATCTACCAATTCTTTCAATGTTGTGGACAATGGTGGAGGGGCAATTGTTACTGTTGCAACAACTCCTGGCGCTAATTCGTATTACATTTATGTAACCAACAATACGACTACCGCGGGGACGTGGAGTTATGTTGCAATGGGATTGGGTAGTTTCAGTGTTCAAACGTCCAGTATCGCAGGGTATGGGTTGGTATCCTTTAACAATCAGTTAAATACTCAATATCCAATTACAACTATTAGCTCCAACACTCAGTTGACTTATAGCAACCGGGCTAACTTTTATGTATGGACTGGTGGGGCGGGGACGATTACTTTGCCAACATCCGCTAATGCTTCTAATAATTGGTTTGTTATTATTAAAAATAACGGCACTGGAATATTGACAATCAATCCTTACACAGCTTCTGGAGACACAATTGACAACAATACAAGTCAACAGTTGCAGTTAACTGAGTCTTTGGTTATTGTTTCTAACGGGTCTAATGCGTTTGATACCTTTGGATACGGCAGATCTAATGCTTTTGCTTTTACTGAACTTAGCGTGTCTGTATCTGGTTTATCTACGCTTAGTTTAACTTCCGCTCAGGCATCTAACACAATCCAACAATATGTTAGCGCTACCTCAGCTTGCACTGTTACTTTGCCGAGAACTGTGCAGTTGTACACAATTACAAATACGGCTACAAATACTTCATATACATTAACTTTTACAACTGGTGTATCTGGTGGTCAAACTGTAACCGTACCCGCCAACTCCACATCTTTACTTGTATGCGACGGTACAAACGTATACAACGCAAACACTGTCAATACCACGTCAGCTACAACACTTACGTTATCAGCGGGGTCTGCATCTGCACCTTCTTTAAATGTAACGGGTGGATCTACCACGGGTATATATTTCCCAAGCACTAGTTCTTTTGCGATTACTTTATCGGGCGTGTCTTCTATGACGCTTTCTTCTCTTGGAGTACAAGCGCCTATTGGTATATCTGGGGGTACATTTTGACCTTAAAGGTTGCGCTCCTCAACATCAACCCTGGCATACAAAGGGATGGAACTCAATTCGCCTCTCCAAGTTATGTGGATGGGCAATGGGTAAGATTTCAAAGATCTAGGCCAAGGAAGATTGGAGGGTACAACGGTATATTCTTAAATGCGCCGAATATATCCAGAGGCATGATTATGCAGTCTCAAGCGGGTATTAACTATCTATACTCTGGAGATTCAAATTATTTAAGTGGTTGGCAAACAGGGAACAGTACGGCATCGGGATCTGGTCCAACAAATATTACTTTAAATAATTTTACGGCTGATCCTACAAACTTATGGCAATTTGACATTGGTTTTGATCCAAACGGCTCAAATGTACTTAACATCATTGCTCATCCAGGCTTAAATTTAACTAATATTGACAATATCAGCCCTACACCCGTATTGACTGGTACATTTCCTTATGGAACTCTTAGCCAAGTTGGTATTTTTACTAGAGGTTGTTTTACATACGGGAATATAGCAATTATTGGAAGTGCTGACTATAGGGTTGGTATTAATCAAACATTGAGTGGTTCTGCTGTTACCTTGGGGACGACGGTGGTTGCCAACTCGTTTGGAGCGGGGCCAACGGTTTATTCTGCCGTAACGATTGGCGGATACATTTCTGGAACTACGTTGACCGTTACTTCTGTAGTTGGCGCCATTTATGTTGGCCAACCTATAACGGGTAGTTTAGGAGTAAACGTGACGGCAGGGACTGTTATTACAGCCGTAGGAACTGGTACTGGTGGGATAGGTACTTATACAGTAAACAACTCTCAAACAATTGGAAGTTCTGGTACAAATGCTTCCTTTACGGGTGGTCCTTGCACTGTATTTACCACTTCTGCAAACCTTACAACCAACTTGTCTTCTGCAACAACAATTACATTCAATAACAACATATCTGTGAGTGGTGGGACTTGTATGCTTTACCCTTATTTGTTTGTTTATGGGAGTAATGGGTTGATACAGAATAGTGCGGCGGGGGACTTTACCAATTGGGTTTCTACAGACGCAAATGCAAACAATGTATCTGGAACAAAAGTTGTTAAGGGAGTTCCTTTAAGGGGTGGTACAACGTCCCCTGCCGGACTTTTCTGGTCACTAGATCAATTGACTAGGGTGACTTATTCTCCTCAGACCATAGGCACCGCTACGCTTTATTGGAGATATGACATTATCTCTACCTCAATCACAATTATGTCGTCCAACTGTGTTGTTGAGTACGATGGTCTTTATTATTGGATTGGAATAGATAGGTTTTTTGTTTACAACGGTGTAGTACAAGAAATTATAAATAATACGAATTTGAACTATTTCTTCGATAACATTAACTTTTCTCAACGCCAAAAGGTTTGGGGAACTAAAGTTACAAGATGGGGTGAGGTTTGGTGGTTTTACCCAAAGGGTAATGCAACCGAATGTACTGATGCTATTATTTATAATGTCCGTGATAAGATATGGTATGACGCAGGCCAAGCCTATGGTGCTCAGAGATCAGCAGGGGTATTTTCTGAGGTCTTCCCTTACCCTGTTTGGGCGGGGAATACCATTACTGGATACCAAATTGCAACTGCCTCGGTCACATTTGGGGGTACCAACTATACCGTTGGAGACACAATAAATGTGGTTGGAAGCAGTGGACAACCTGCTATTTTGTCAGTTGCAACTGTCTCAAGCGGTGTAGTTGTTACTTTAAACGTGGTGACTGGTGGTAATTATTCATCATCTTTAACTGGTGGAACTTTAGCAACTTCTAACAGATCTGTAGCCAATCCCAATGCCACTGGTCTTACGGTGAATATAACCACAAACTCTTTTTATACTTTGTGGCAACATGAAGTGGGCAAAGACCAAGTTTACTTAACAAATGTTGATTCTATTAACTCTTACTTTGAGACCAATTCAATAGGATTTGTGGGTGGTGGTCTTGGAGCACAACAACTTATAAACGATAATAAATGGATTAGGCTTGAAAGATTTGAGCCTGACTTTGTTCAATCTGGTCAAATGTCATTGACAATAACTGGTAAGGGTTATGCGGATGACATCAATATTGTTTCTGCGCCTTACGTCTTTACGTCATCAACTTTGAAAATTGACATGAAAGAGCAAAGACGTGAGATGAGGCTCAGGATCACGAGCAACGACTTTGGTGGTGATTATCAACTGGGTAATTGCTTACTGAGCGTGGATATGGGTGATGAGCGTTCTACAGGATCACCGTAATGTCAACCACATTTGATCCTCGAGGAATGACTTGGGACTATTGGTGTGCATCAATGGCTCAGCAATTTGCGTCTAATCAATTGGGAACAGTTCCAGAAGAGAATTGGCAAGACTGGGCCTCTGGTATGCAAGGCATTGGATACTTTGTACAAAGTGGTATACCTGACCCTAGGGGTTATTCTAGATGGCAAGACTGGGCGCAAAACTTAGTTGGAATCATGAGTATTGCTCAAAACCAAGAAAGCGTATATTGATATGGCCACAAATCCTGTATCCCAATCTGTAATTGACCAGTTCAATAATCAGTTGGCTGTCATAGTAAGAAGCAATAACGCTGCTAATCCAGACAGCAATGAAACTGTTTCCAATCCATCTCCGTTGAGTATTGGTCAAGCAATTGATACCAGTCAAATAACACCTGCGCAGTACAGTAGTTTTAGTGGGGTAGACCCAACAACTGCTCAACAAATGTACGAAACTGCCAATCCAGAGGGCAGATATTCAAATCAAACAATACCTGGCACGCAAACTACTTGGTCATCTCTTGCGTCAACGCCTGGTTTGTATGATTATATTAAGACAGGTTCTAATCAAACGGATGCGGATGGCAATTCTTTGCCCGATTCACAGACACCTGCTCAAGCTCTTGCAAAAGCCATGCAAGATCCAAAATCTTTTGTAAAAGATTATTTACAAAATCAAATTGAAAATATTGTTGTTGGGACAGGTTTTGGTTCTTTAACATCAGTTGCAAAAGATGAACTTACTGCAAATTATCAAAATGCAATTGCTTACCTTGGTCAAAATGGCGTACCTGTAAACGATATACAAACACTTACTAATAATGCAATAGGCGATGGTAACAATAAAGTTGCATATTACAATGCTAACAATAATGGTGGTTTTGTAAATAATTTAGTAAATTCAATTGCAAGTCCTCAAGGGATTGCTGCTATTGTTGCAAACACAGTTTTACCAGGATCTGGAGCTTTTATTCCTCTTGCTTCTGCAGTACTTAGTGGCAAACAAAATTTAACGCAACCTTTAGAAAATTTAGCAATAAGTGGTGTTATTAATGGAACTGACTTTGGATCAAACATTAATAATAGTATTGCAAGTAATATTACTAGCTTAACTGGGATACCTTCCAGTATTGCTAAAAATATTGCTACTGGAACATTATCTACAGTAGGTGGTTTGGCGTCTGGTCAAAATATAGATAATTCTGTAGCACAAGGAGTAACAAGTGGGTTGTCTTCTGCAATTACTCCATCAAATAATAGTAGTTCTGGATCAACAACAACTACTGCTCCTTTGAGTAGTACATCTCCAATTGCTTCTACATTAGAGAGTGCAACTGCGCCAACCAATACTTCTGGCGCTTTAACGCAGATTAACGCAGGGAGTGGGTCTAGCAATACTTTGCCAATAAGCGCTTCTACTGGTGCAATTGATTTAACCGATCCTAGTTTAAATGTATCTCAAATTGCAAATAATGTTGCTAGTGGTTCTGGAACTACTCAGCCAACTATCAATGATACTTTGCAAGAAATCAATCCTACTGTTGCTTCTGGTAATCCTGCTTTAACTACACAAATATTACCATCTGCAACAGATGTAATCAAAACAGTTAATAATTTTGATGGTACATCTACCGTAACTTATGCTGATGGAAGTACTAAAAATATAGAGACTCCTAATACATCTTCGGCAACCAGTTCTAATCCAAGTTCTAACGGCGGACTTTCAATAACAGTTCCAACAAGTTCTAGCGGTTCAGGAACACCTACTGGTTCTGGGAAAACTGGTGCTTTGCCATCTACTAGTTCTACTGGTTCTACTGGTTCTACTGGTTCTACTGGTTCTATTAATCCATCTTCTCCACTCACTTCAACTCTTTTATCTACAGGTGAAGTTTTGAGCAAATCCCCTCTTGAGCAAGCATTGAATGCTGATCAAACATCAGTTGCACCTACTTATTTAAATCAATTGATTAGTCAATCATCAACTTATCAACCCGTAAGTGAGGGATCTTCCGACATCAAAGGATTTAAAGAAGGTGGATCTATTTCCCATATACCTGAGTTTATTACAGGCCATAGTGGCCATTATGCCGAGGGGCGTGGTACAGGCCAATCTGACGACATCCCTGCCCTTTTAAAGGACGGTGACTATGTAATGGACGCCGATGTTGTTTCAGGCTTTGGAGACGGGTCTAGCAAGGCGGGGGCTGAAGTTTTGAGTAAGTTTATGGATGGAATAGATCATAAACATTATGAAAATTATTCTTCTGGTGGTCACATCAACGCAATGATTGCTGATGGAGAATTTGTATTTCCTTCATCTTTTGTAACAGCTATTGGTGGTGGATCAAACAAAAAAGGGGCGGAAAAACTTGACAAAATGAGAGAAGCCATTCGTGAACACAAGAGATCTGCATCAACCAATACAATACCAGCAAAGGCTAAAAGTCCTTTGTCTTATCTGAAAGGTAAAAAATGACTACTTCATCTACAAGTACTGCGCCTGTTTCAACAAATTTAAACCCAACACCCACGTGTTTGGGTACAGCTAGTAGTGGAGGAGGGGGGACGCTTACTCAAGGAGGAGTATTGCCTTCGGTAACAACTACCCAAAAAGGAGCCACATCTGCGCCTTCTTTTTACATGAATCAGTTGAATCAGATGGCGACGTGTGCTCAGAAGGCGGCGGGGGAGGCGTTGTCAAATGGAGCACCTGGCGCTCAGCCTTTGCAAACATTGGCATTTCAAAACGCGACTAATAATGCGGGGAATTACCAACCAGAACTGAATTCCGCTCAGGCAACGGCCAACTCCGCTGCAGGTTCATGCATATCCTCAATGGCTCAAAAATACATGAATCCTTATGTTAACTGTGTAGTTAACTCAATAGGAAATCTTGGCCAAAACAACATTAATTCAGTTTTGGCGCCTCAAGCTACAGCAGGCATTATAGGAAGTGGCCAATTCGGTTCACAAAGGGGTGCGGGGGCGCTTGGATCGGTATTGGCTAACGCAGAGCAAGGCATTACCGCTCAACAAGGTTGTGCGCTTCAAAAAGGCTATACACAAGCCCTTTGTTCTGCTAACAAACAAGTAATTAATCAAATCAACGCGGCGAAGACCCAAGGTTGTCTAGCAACGGCTCAGAATAATTTAAATATTGCTTGCTCTAAGAATTTAGCTGCGCTTGGTTGTCAACAATACAAACTTGCTCAAAATCAAGCCATGTTTCCACTTTGTGTACTCAAGGCTGAGGGTTGTGCAATCCGTGGATTTAGCATTCCAACAGCAACGAGTTGCATTAAAACAGGACCCTTGCCTGGTGCTTATGCAACGTCTCCTCTTGCGACTGCAAGTGGAGTGGCAAGTACTCTTGCGGGGGCGCTTAGTACGGACGCGGGTAAAGCATTTTTATCATCCATTAAATGTACTTCTAAAAGTCTTTATGATTATTTAACTAGTAAAAACCCTGGTGCAATTGGAAGTGGATGTTTAGATCAAGGAACAAAATCTGGCGGTGGAACTGGATGTCAATATTGTGGGACCACTTGAAGCAATAATTTAATAAGAAAGAATACATCATGGCATATATGGGCGCTCTTAGTCAAGCTAATCCTAACCCTCAAAAGGGGGACAACTTTACTTCAACAGATCCAAAAATGTTGAATTCCACCCCTGAGTTTACCAACTCAACACCACAAGGATCAATGCTTGCTTCGCCGTTGTCGCAAGGGCAAGATATATCCAATCCTTTATCACAATCTGAAACGAACAATCCTGTTAAACAACCAGGTCTTAGTGGCGCCAGTTCTGCCCAAGAAAAGCTAGACAAGGCGTCGCTTGACTTAGAAGCTTTGCTGAGTAAAAAGGGCGGAGATACGCCTTGGTTTAGGATTGCCGCAGGGTTTCTCAAGCCAACGCGTTCTGGCTCTTTTGGTGAGTCTGTTGGTAACGCCGCAGAAAACATGGCCAACTTCCAAGAAAGTGAAGAAAGCAAAAAAATTCCTCTTGCACAAGCCAAGATTGGAGTCTTGCAAAATAAACTTGCTCAGCAAAAAGAATTAGATGTTAGAACATTGCTACCGCATCTTTACACAACAGTCAAAGATGAGAATGGTATTGATAGAAGTGTATTTAATCCACAAGTTGCTCAACAATTGGGTGGCATTACAGGTGACCCCAAATATCTTGCGATGATCCCAGAAGAAAATCGTAAAAATCAACTTCAACAATTTAGAAATAATTTGTATAAAAATGAAGATGGCACAAATGGTTTTAATGCAAAAGCCTTTAAACAACTGTATTCTATTGATTCAAAAGAAGCACTTGATGCGGTTAAAGCTATTCCTGAAATGCGTAGATATGGGTTGTTGCCTTCAACGGGTGCAGAAGGCACACCTTTTGACGCTCTTGCATTAACTGCTGAGGGGCCTTTTAAAGCTCAAGCCCAACAACTGGCAGATAGATATAGAAAAGGGTTAATTAAAGATGAAGATGCGGATAAGATGGCGGGTCAATTGTTAACTTCCATGACCTCGCACATGGACAGAGCGTCTGCTCTTGCACAATCCCAGGCAACTCATTCATTAAGTCGAATCATTGCTGAAAATTCTCTTGAATTTAGAAAAGAAACAGAGAAAAATAAACGTGAAGATAAACTAACTAAAGAGGAAGATAAACAAAATGAAATTAAAAAGAAGAATGAGCAATTAAGAGATGCTCAAGTATCTTCTGCTGATAACACCATTAGGGCTGTTGAAGAACTTAGAAATCACCCTGGCCGTATGACTGGTTTAGAAAATTACGATCCTAGACAAGTAATACCTGGCACAAACCAATATGATTTTATTGAAGCTCTTAAAACAGCAAAATCTAATATATTTTCCTCTACCGCTCAAAGCATGAAAGGCCTTGGTGCTTTGTCTAATCTTGAGGGAGAAAAATTGTCTGCGCTATATGGTTCGCTTAAACCTGAAATGTCCAAGGCTGCATTTGACAAAACATTGGATCAAATAAATAAAATTATGAATGAGCACAAGATTCGTGCTGAGAAGTTAGTGGCTGAGCCACCTAAAGGATCAAAACCAGTTGATCTGGATGAAATAGCTATTCAATGGGCTAGGTCAAATCCAAAAAATCCACAATCCAAAGAAATACTTAGATTACATGGACTAACAGAATGACAACAAATACATTTGATCCACAGGCTTATTTAAAAAGCAAACAAACTCCTCCTCAAGAGTCAGGGGGTTTTGACCCACAGGCTTATTTGATGAGCAAATCCACTCCAACAGAAGCATCTGTTGAAAAGCCAAAGGTCAATATGGATGATTTTCCTAGGTATAAGGAGGAATCAGGCCATAGCTTTTATCCAACGTCTGGGGCTAGTACAGCCATGTTGTCTGGACTTGCAGGGCTACAAGGGGTGTTAAAACCGATCGCAGGGGCGTTGCAATGGGCGAATATCAATAGTCCTATGCAAGCACTGGAAAAGAATGCAAACTACGCTAAGAGTAGTGTTCCAACGACTTTGGGCGTCAACCCTGCGTCTGCAATGGAAACTGTAGGAGAGATAGCGCCATCTTTGGCTATTCCTGAGACTTTGGGGACAAAAATCCCACAGGTTGCAAATGCGATTGCCAAGTCACCTTCGCTCAAATATGTTGCTCCGTCTTTTATTCAAGGCTTAGGTGGACAAGTTGCAGACACAGAAAATAAAAATTATTTAGATATATTAGGTGAAAAGATAGAAGATCTTGGATTATCTACTGGGCTTGGTGTGGTGGGTGGTAAAGCAAGTCAAATGCTGACTAACCCACAAGTATCTACCAGACTTCAACAACTAAAAGACATGGGCATGACTAAGTTTACGCCTGGTCAATTGGCTAGTCAGTTTCCAATAATTGGTGAAGGAATACAAAACTTTGAGAAAAAGCTTACCAGTTTACCGATTGCAGGATCTGTAATTGGTAGTGGATTACAAAAGTCGTATGAAGATTTTAATCGTGCAATTGCTAATAAAATTTATGAGCCACTTGGTATAAAAATACCTAGTAACATACCTGCGGGTAAAGAGACAATGAAACACATTAGCGATACTGTAAATACAATGTATAACGATGTAATTCAAAATGCAAATTTAATGAATACGCCAACTGTTAATAAAAATTTGTATGAATCAATTGCTAAGCACACAGAAAAATTACCAAACATTAAACAAAGAGAATTGGTTGTTAAAGATTTAGTTGACAATTATTTAAAAGATATTGAAAACAAACACATTCTTGATGGTACTGAATTTAGAAACATTGAATCTGATTTAAGCAGGGCTTCTCATAAAGCTTATGAAGAAGGCAAAAATGCTGTTGGAGAAGCTTACAGTAATTTTTTAAATACACTTAGAGAACAACTTGAACATCAAAATCCTGCTATAGCTGACACATTGCAAAAAGCTCATGCAGTATTTAAGAATATGCAACCCATTCAAAAAGCAGTTGCCAAAGGTCATGAGGGTATATTTACTCCATCACAATTCAAATCTGCTGTTGAAGGTAGTGCAGGTAAAACAAATGTTTCCAAGGGGATGGGTCAATATGTTCCTGAAGCCGAGGCGGCAACGTCTGTATTAGGCACTCCTGTACCCAACAGCGGTACAGCGGATAGGCTCGCAGCGATGCTGTCTTTAAAAGGCTTGGCAGAGGGCGCGGGGCACCTTAAAACAGGTTTTGCGCCACTTGTTGGCTCTGCCCTTATGTACAACGAGCCAATGATGAAGATGATGACTAAGTTGGCCACAGAACGCCCAGATGTTATGAAAGTATTGGAGCCTACTTTTTCTAAACAAATGGCAAGATTAAGTGCAAATGTTGGTTCTAATCCTAAAGAACAACCGTAAAAAATAAAGGAGCCAAAAGCTCCTTAAAAAACATAGGACGTCTCCTCCTATGTACTTGCAGTTGCCAAAACGCAAGGAGTTTCCCCCTCGGATCAAAAGTCTGAGGGGGGTTTTTTAAACCTTACCGCGTTTTTGCTCCAAAGCATTTGCTACTTCAGAGTTAAGAGATCTAACAAAATCAATACAAAGACCTCTCTCTGTTTTTGCAATGGCTTCTTGTACAAACCAAATAAGGTTGTTTGAGTATTCAACCAAATCAAAATCAGCACTTGGATCTAAATAGATGCCGTTGGGATCATCCATCTTCGAGTTAAAGAATATCTTTTGTATTTGTTCTTTAGTAATATATGGATTGTTCATTTTTTACCTTTTGCTTGAGATAATTTAGATGGTCTACCGCGTTTGGCGGGTGGTTTTGTATACTTCTTTACTTCTTCTTCAAAAAGTTTATTGGCTTGTTCCTCAATGTTTTTAAAAGTAATTTCTGTACCAAAATACTGCTCAATCAAGTCAGTAATAATATCGGTGACTGTTGTGTCATCTTGGACTGCGTGCAATTTAATTTTTTTATGTAGTTCTTCAGGAAGATTAATCGTAAGTCTACGATAACCTTCAGGCGCATTAAAAACTCTATTCTCTATTGCATCATCTAAATCAAATGTTACTTTCATAATTTCTCCTTAGTATTTAAATTTTGGCATACACACTACATCAACAATCATCTCACTTATTTGCCCGTTTGGTCCTCCAATCATTCGTTTTGTTATGATGGGAACGGGTCTTAATCCTGTAGACTCACATTCATGAGTTGCGCTAATTACTTCATTTCTACTCATCTGCTGAATCCTTGAGTCATACATGACTTGGACCGCGGGGAGGCTAGCCACATTAGTTGGTATGTTATAAGGCTGTACAGGCGGTGGAGGCGTTGAGCATCCACACAAGATGGATATCCATATTAATTTTTTCATATGTCACCTGTGATCGTTTTTAAGTTGCCAAAAAGTTTTTAAAGCATCAAACATCTTCCATCCCCTATCCAAATCTTCCTGAGACCATTCAATAATTTTGACTAGACCAGGGTTGGTTACAGATACAAACACGTTGGCGCATCTGGCTTTTGGTATATCTAAACCAATTCGATAAGCGGACAGTTGCATTAAATGCTCGTCATATGCATCTATCTTATCGTTGGGTCCAAATTCTTTTGTTTTAAAGTCAACAACAATGCCTTCGCCTTCTTTTGTCATTAAGTCAACTTTCCCACCAAACCCATTACTACCAAAAGACCGTTCTGTAAGCCAATTCTTAGGCCCAAACAACTTATCCATTTCTGTAGATACACCAATCTGATATTCCATAAATTCAGCAAGCGTAATTCCTTCAAAGAAGCTTTCTAAGGCGCCGTGGATAGTGGTACCTCTTTCCGCTGCCTTTTTTGCGTGTTCTCTTGAGTCTTGCTTCACTCTCTCAATATAAGATTGCTCAGACTCATCTGATGCTTTTGTAAGGGTCATACAAGCAAGCATCATCTGGTTGAGCTTCCAAGCCTCTAAACCCGGCTTAGCGGCGATGTTTAGAATGGTCGTAACCGAAGGTATTAAATCAAGTTTTCGAGCGTCCCTGAGCGTTGTATTTCGTTGCGATCCGTCTTTTGCTGTGACTGTGTACTGGGGGTTGCCCCCCCTTGTGTACCAGTGTTGACTTTCACTTGATCTGGCTATTACTGTTGTCATTTTATTTCCTGTAATTTTTTGTTTTGTTAAAAGGGCACATCAGATTCATCTTCTAAGTCGTCAGGCATTTCTTCAAACCCAGTATTTGTTCTGGCCTTCCACTCAGGACTGGCTTCGATCTTGGCCTTTAGGTTCTTGCTAAAAGTCTCAAATACCTTCATATCTGGCTCGGAAATATTAAATATTTGGCAAACATTGATACCTTTGGGTAGGCCTGCTGTTTTAACCACTTGAGGCACGGGTGTTAAAGAGGCCACATTTGAGTAAATCTTCCCGTTAACAGGCTTTTGAATTACATTTGCCATGCACCACTGGCCTAAAATGTTTTTGAGGTCAAATCGGGTCATTTCTTCAGAAGAGAAAGGTTTACCCCTCCATGCCTGTAAATCAATGCGTAAGGTAGCTTTCTCTCCCCAAGACAAGGTGTAATTCTTGAATATAGCCATTGGCTTTAGGTCATCTGTCATCAAGGGTTGGCCATCGCTGTCTTCGCCGTGAAGCTCCCAACCGACCATAATTTTCCGTTTGAAGGATACCTCTGAGTTGTATTCAGATTTTTGAGTTCCAAGGTCTACGATACGATAACATCTAGCAAGATGTAATCCGCCTGGTACATTTTTAAAATTAGATGCTTGCCCACCATTTTCTACATAAAAGCTCATGATGTTTCCTCTATCAATTTGTTGTAAATAATTTTCTGTTGTGTTGTTAATTTTTTGTATTCTTCTATCATTGTGTATAGTTCATATTCATCCATTTCTTCTTTGCTTTTTTTAAAATCTTCCCATTCATCGATTAGTTTGCTATTCATTTGAATCCCCTTAAATCAAAGTAATTGCAACTGCAATAACAATAAATAACATTGCACAAATAACAGCAAAATCAATTATTTTGCAAGGGTCAATTGTTTTTATCCCAAGTAAAGATTTTTGAATGCGATCTTCATCAGGAGTTGTTTTGATAGGTGGGGCAATGTAGGCAGAACCAATTAGGATTCCTGTTTTGGTTTTGATAATCTTTTTCAATTTATTTCCTTTTGTTAATACGAGAAACTCGCACAGGTAATGTACCACAGTTTTAACTTTGAATTAACGGTTGCATATCTACAACAATTAATTTTATGTTAAAGTACGGGTAAGGAGATATCGTATGACATTAAATGATTATTTTAAAGAGGAGCCTAAAGGGGCTATAGTTGAGATGGCCACTTATTTGGGGGTAACATCCACTTGGTTGTCTTTGCTCATCCACGGGCACCGTAAGCCCTCTCCTACGCTGTCTATCAAGATAGAAGAGGCGACCCAAGGGTTAGTCACAAAAAAAGAACTGAGATCTGATATATTTTCGTGATATGATTTGCGAAACACGGCTAGGTATGAAGTCATGAGCATACCGAAAAGAGTCTCCGCCCTCCTGCCGAGGTTTCCTTTACAGGCGGAATTTTAAAAGCGGAAAAACCATGCACTATTATTTATTTAATATTGGTGACTATCAAAGTCATACCAAACACCTTGATCTATTTGAAGACCTTGCTTATCGCAGGTTACTTGATTGGTGTTACCTCCACGAACGATCACTTCCTGAAAATATTGATGAGATTGCTAGGCTAATTTGTATGCGTTCGCATACCGATTGCATTGCGAGGGTCTTGCAAGAATACTTCGTTCGCATAGAAGGGGGATGGTCTAATGAGAGGGTCAATCAGGAGATCCAAAAGGTCAATTCTAAGAGTGAAAAAGCCAAGAAAAGTGCTATGGCTAGATGGAATGCGAACGCATTGCAAACGCAATCCGAAAGCAATGCTACCCAAGACCCATTACCCAAGACACAAGACACAGTAAAGACAACTCGTGGAACTCGTCTATCTCCTGACGCTACGCTATCTCCCGAATACCTAGACTTCTGCGAAAAGACAAGATCTGACTTAGATCCTGATCAACTCTTTGAAGGGTTCCGCGATTACTGGATTGCTCAGCCAGGGCAAAAGGGGGTAAAGCTTGACTGGTTTGCTACTTGGCGAACATGGGTCAGGAATCAAAAGGCTACTCAGGCTACAACTGTCAGCAGAAAGCCAAACTTCTCGGAGGGCATATGAAAGGACACCAACATCTGATCGACATGCGTAAGCGCGGCATCCATCCATCCCTAGCGTTTATCTATGACGAGCCTTACCTACCCAACTGGGTTGAGGAGGAGCACTCACCTGAGATCACAATCTATGACGAGAAAGCCATAGATCGCCTCGACCTGCGGTTTTTGAAGGGGATGTATGTCTTTGCCTACCCCAAGACAAAAGAACGCGCTGTAGCCCTGTTTGAAGCCTTGCTGAAGGCTCAATGCGACTTCATGACCGTTACATGGCAAGGTGAGATACGACAAAAGCATTACTGGTCACGAATGTATGACGCCAGGACTGGCTACGACGAGACGGAGGTCGCAAATGAACTTAATTCCTGATGACGTAGATTTTGAGGCTTACCTCCAAGCCACCGAGATGCAGGCAAAGATTCACCCTGCCAAGTCCTACATCCAAGATCTGATAGCCGATCTTGAGGAACACAAAGACGGAAAGAAAGTCACCCTACCCTGGGCAAAGACCGAGCCGTTCTTTCACTTCAGGGATGGCGAGGTAACGATTTGGGCGGGGCAGAACGGGCACGGCAAGTCAATGGTGACCTCCCAGGTGGCGCTTAGCCTGATCCAACAACAGCAGAAGGTCTGTATCGCAAGTTTTGAGATGAAGCCTGTGACGACCATGAAGCGCATGGCTAGGCAGTTTATAGGCATGAATCCAACGTCCAAGGAGTTCATGAACCCTGAAGGTTTGGAGGCGCTCAAACAGCTTTACAACGAGTTTGGCGTGTGGTTAGACCAAGGCATGTGGTTCTATGACCAACAAGGCTCGGTGAAACCTGACACGGTTCTGGGCATGATCAAGTACTGCTTTGAGGAGTTGAAGATTCAGCACGTCTTTGTGGATTCGCTCATGAAGTGCGTGATGGGGGAGGATGACTACAACGGTCAGAAGTACTTTATCGACAGGTGCTGTGGAATGGCTAGAGACTACGCAGGTCATATCCACGTCGTCCACCACCTGCGAAAGCCCAAGGATGAGTACGAGTTGCCTGACAAGCACGACAACAAAGGATCTGGCGCTATTACTGACCAACCCGACAACATTATGCTCGTGTGGCGCAATAAAAAGAAAGAGGACGACCTGAAGTCTAAGGGGATACTCAGCGCCGCACAGTCTGACCCTGACGCCATGATCCTATGTCGTAAGCAAAGGAACGGGGAGGATGAGCCGACGTTTAACCTCTGGTACCACAAAGACTCTCAGCAGTACGTTGAGGAGCAGGGTAAAGAACCAATGAGATTTAGGACAGCATTTTGAAAGTAGAACTACCATTCCCACCAAAAGAATTATTTCCTAATCGTATGCATGGTCACGCATGGGCAAAACTGTATAAGCTAAAAGGTGATTGTCGTGAGACAGGATTTTATTTAACCAAACAAGAAAAAAGAAATTGGACTTGGAATGGTGGTAACATTAAGTTAAAGTTAACATTTGTAATGCCAGATAAAAGACACAGAGACATAGACAATTGCTTGAGTGCGAGTAAGTCTTTGCTTGATGGTTTTGCTGATGCGTTACAAGTTAATGATAAATTCTTTCGGCCAATTGAAATTAATTGGACTGAAGGAAAAAAACCAGGCAAATTAATTGTGGAGATAAACCAAGATGATTAGTAAATACACGACTGGATCAAAAATACATATGGCTCTTGAGAGAATATATTTATCGGGTCTAACCGCTCAAGATCTTAGAAAAGAAATCAATTACAAAGAATCTATTTTAAGACTTGAAGAGTTTATTATTTCTCCACTAATATTTGATGGATTTGTCGTAAAAGAAAATAGAACAGATTTTCATCCTCATTTGGTTGTTACGAAAGCCGGAGAGCAAAAATATATATCTATGGGTCCAGTAAAGATCCGCAAACCAAAAGTAGATCGAATATCTAATTTAGTTGGAACTTACGCAGGACTTGAACTCAAACCGTTTGAGGGAAGGCCAGGATCTATGGATCACATGAAATATCCAAGCTTGATGGGAGAGGTAAGATTTTATAGGGTTGGAAAATGAAAAAACGCAAATTAATTGACCCACAAGAAGCCGTTGACTTTTTGATCGAGCAGAGTAAGCCATATGCAGTTGCTAAATCCAACCGAGTCATGATGGAGGAGATGAGAAAAACGATTAAAGCTGAATGTATGATATCGGCCGAGAGATTAGGACATAAGACCGCCGTTATGCAAGAGCGTGAGGCTTATGCTGACCCTACATATAAAAGCCACCTAAAAGCCCTTCAAGAGGCCGTACACGAAGAGGAAAGGCTCAAGTGGCTGATGGTAGCGGCGCAAGAAAGAATCGCCGTATGGAGGTCTCAGGAGGCCTCTAACCGCACAATAGACAAAGCCACCCTATGAACAGCAAGCTGACAAAGGCTGAACGAGACTATTTGGGGATGATCAAGACCCTTCCCTGTGTAGTGTGTGAACAGGAAGGACCAAGTGACGCCCACCATATCAAGCAAGGCCAGACATATACTTGCATCCCTCTGTGTAAGGACTGCCATCAGGGGAGTCATAACGGTATTCACGGTCGTCAACATATGTGGAAAGTCATGAAAATGGACGAGTTGTCTGCTTTGAACAACACCATCTCTAACTTGATGCAAGTATTTTTACGTAATTAGGGTTTGTCCTAACATTTATTTTGTTTTTGGACGGTTTAAGCATTAACTTTAAGTTAAGATACGCATATCGGTTACCGATATTTAACTTTAAAAGGAAAACAAAATGACAAACGCAAACATCCCCTTCTCCTCAGTAGACACACTCGGCGAATTACTTGCACGTATTGCAGAACTCACAGCTAAGGCTGACGCAATCAAAGACCAGATCAAAGACAGCGCATCAGCAGGCGGAGATAAAGTTGTTGAAGGTACATTGTTCAAAGCCACATACACAGAAACAAACCGTAACACAGTTGATTACAAATCTTTATTGGCTGAACTCCAAGTTCCCACTGAGTTGGTTGCAAAGCACACCAAGGTCACAGCAGTATTTGGCGTAAGAGTTACAGCACGTTAAACCAAAGCCCCTTCGGGGGTATAAGGAGATTTAAATGACACAAGATGAAATTAAAGCAGAGATAACAAAGATTGAGCGCCAACTGGATCCACTTGAGCAGTGGAAAGATGGCTATCAGCAAGGACTTAGAGCGGCAGTTGAATCCATCAACGAGATGACTGATAACAAATTTAAAGATGTTGTTGAAATTATTTTGTACATTAGGAGACTCAAATGACTCAAATGGAATTGTCTTTCTTTGGTACAGATCCTAAAAAATTAAGCCGAAAAGACAGCCCACAAACGTCCAAAGATGCAGGCGAAAGGGTAAATACTAGTCGGCTTGAAAAATTGGTGTATGAGTCGATTAAAAAGTTTGGGGGCATGGGCTGTATATCAGATGAAATATTGGCTATGTTCCCCATGTATCCTTACAGTAGTATTACTGCTAGATACTCAGCTTTATTGCGAAAAAATCTTATAGAGATAAAAGATGGTACTAGACCTGGTCGGTCTGGCAAACAACAAAGAATTATGGTGGCCAAATGATTGATACTTTATTATTCTTTTTGGATTTAATATTTGTATTTTTTATATTTGCTTTAGTGTGTACTATAGTTATAGTATCACTAGGGGCGTTAAATGAGAAAGAAGATGATGGCAAATGAACTTTCTATAGATGCAATGACGGACGAGGAGATTGATAGGGCGTCTAAAAGGCACCAGATCTTCGCCAAACTGCGTAACTGTGACGAGTTGATAGATACCCTACTTAAACGCGACAGAGAGGAACTGGACATGATTATGTGTGTCGAATGCGCCCACATAGGAAAGTCGTCTAATGGGTGGCAATGTTCTAATGCAATCAAAGCTCAGGTAAGTACAAACCCTAAAGATCATGTTCCTAAGGCATTTGTGTTTATGTTACAGAGGTGCCCAGGATTTAGGGAGCGTAAATGACTAAAGATGAAGTAATTGAATTACTGAGCGAATATTTTACCGAAGGCATGGTGCGTACGATTATTGACAATCTAGTGGCGCATGAACGTGAGGAGTGTGCAAAGATATGTGATGCTATGGATAGCATAAGCGATTACTACACATTAAGGGTTGAGTTAATTTGTGC